TGCCACATCCAGCAGGACCAGCAAGAAGTAAATTTGGCACTTCTCCTTTATCTAGGAAATCTAGAAAAGTCTTTTTAGTTTGTTCTGGTAGAATACATTCTTCAATTGTTTTGGGTCTGTATTTTTCAACCCACAAAAATTCATCTCTCATAATTTAGATCCAATCTGGTTTTCTGGATGAGTCACGTAAATAATTAGATGCAGCCCAAGGTTTAGATGCAATATATCTTTTATAGGCTGTAAAGATATCAATGGTCTTGTCATACTTGAACTGATCAGGACCTGCAAAGGTAAATGATTTTGGTGTTGTTGGTTTTCTAAGAGGGATAATACTTGCTGCTTCTTCTATGGCACTCTGACAACTATGAACCTTACCATACCTGTGAGTATACTCTTGACATAATCCCAAACCATGAGCAACTAACCACCATGTATTAGTAAGTGATTCATTTGCCCATATTGTGCAAGGATGATTACGAAATGCACCCCTGTCTGTCCTGTATGGTTCACCATTGATACGATGTATCTCACCATAACCATGACCCCACTTATCAGAACAAACCAGAGAAAGCATTTGACAGGTCTCTAGTGGCATCTTGACAATGTGTTTGTCAGGTAACACCTGAGCAGACACATAGGGTGATGGATCAGTAACAAAAATATTCATTCAGATGCTCTCCACTCTTTCCTCATCATAACATACTCTGTGCTCTTTGCCACAATGTTTCTTATCTTCTTAAAGATACCTGCAGATTGTGCATACTTGCTTGTAGCATGATCTGGTTCTTGTGGTCTAACATTACCTTCACTATCATACTTCCTACCATCATTATGGTTGGCATATCTTCTTGCTCTTGTAAATCCCATCTCAAGGAATTTACGACACATATCCATACCTATAAAATCACCATCATTTAGATAGTTCTCATACATGGAATAGATTTTATTACTAGATACTATTGCTTCATTAGGAGTCTTGAATCTCCAATGAGAGCATATATCGTTAGTATAAGGGCGTACCAATAACACTCCTTGTTCCCCCCTTCCAATGCGATAAAGTTTGCGAGTTTCTTCATCTGTAAAATCAAGGGTTTTGTAATCAAGGTCATAATCAAATTCCTTCATTTTTTGGTGGTGTTGCTTCTTGTCCTGTTTATTATACTAATAAATTTATCACCAGCAAATGTTCCTCCAAGACACACATCAATCTCATCTCCATCCTTCCAATTAACTTCACCATTCATTTTGGTGTGTTGCATTGCAACTTGAATTTTGTCAATGACTTCTTGTGTTAGTCTCATTATCCAAAAGTAGAATCAGGTTCTAGAGCTATATAATAACGCAAATCACAGTCTTTGTTGGTAAACTTGGACAGTAATTTTTGTGACACAACCACTTCATAAGTGCCTGGTAGAATTTTAATATTCTCAATCTTAAAGTTGAAAGTAAACTCTTTATCAGTCTCTCCAACTATAACAGAGAAGTCATTTGATGTATCATTCTTCTTATCTCTTACCAATAACTTAACTACACCTGCTTCACCTATGACTGCTAGATCAGGTAGTTGATAGATACCTGCTGCCTTGAGCAGTTTATCTAACTGTTGAGTGCTCAACTCAAAACTTACATCTTCAGTAGGAAGAGTGATTTCCTTATCTGGTGGAGTAATAATAACTTGAGGATCAGCAAAGAAATACTTAGATCTCATCTTGCCTTCCTTAATTACAACATGACCATCATTCTCAAAATCAAGAGTGGGACTTTGATGAAGTCCCAATCCATTCAAGAATTGATTTAGATCATAGATACCAAAATCTTTTGGCAACTCTTCCTCTACTGTTGCTTCTGCAAGAATATTCTTCATCACACTAATAGTGCGTAACTTACTACCTTGCTTGAATAAAATAGACTGATTAATTGTAGAAAAGTTTTTAAGAAGTGATAATGTATTATCAGAAAGTTTCATAGCCACGGGTCGTAGTTTCATTTAATTGCCCACTGAAGTGATAAAGTAGGAGTGAATAGTGTAGTGCTTTTAGTATATCACGTTTTGCTTGTCCCTTCTTATCATAACGACTTAGATACTTGATTGCGTTAGAACGACAGAATGATTCTGCATCTCCTACTGACTCAATAAGATCAAGTGTTTGAACATTATTCTCTTTAGAAGTATAGTGTCCATTGTATGTTGTAGAAATATAATCTTGAAGAGCTTTGATAGACTCATCTTCTTTATATTTTCTAGGATTATTTGATTCTATACCAGGTTTTGGTGTAGTAAAATGATGAGCAGCAGCATCATCATTATCTGCTAGAAAATTTTGAGCATGTGGCCAAGTATCAGTATAAACTGAATCTCCTATGGCATCTCCTGCATAAACAGAATCAATTTTGAGCTCTGTACCAGTTTCCATATATGCTAAAGCTGGGTCCATATCAATATTGATACCCTCTATACCACTTAAATCTAAGGTCTCATAATTGCTAGTATCAATGGTCACATTGTTATGCGAATCACTAAGATCAAAGTTAACAAAATCCCCCATTGATGCTGTATTACCTGATCCTACATTAAAAGTTTTTTTACTCATTCCATCTTCTCCATAAAGTTCATCATAAAGTAAGCTCCATGCATTAACCATAACACTATTCCTCCACTTTGTCAATGTCTACATCAGCATCTACCTTGTCATATAGTTCAAGGAATGCTTGCTTAGTCTCATCATCAAATCTATTAGTACATACCTTGATTGCTTTCAACTTATCATTGAAGATACTATATGCTCTGATGATATGAACCAATCTTCTAGTTGAAATTACCTCATCAATACCACCATCATAGAATGTTCTTCTAATAATATCTGCCCAATCCACAAGATGCTTGATGTACTTGTCATCATGACATCCAACACTAGCAGAGTGTAGTCTAAGAATCTTAGTCTCTATCGCTGGTGATGCATAGTCTTGCTCAAAGGTTACACAGAATCTTTCAAGGAATGCTTCATTCAATACATTTGTACCAATGAATCTACCATCATCAGATCCTTTACCCTTTGTATTAGCAGTGGCAATAATATTGAATCCTGCTGCTGGTTGAACAAACTTACCAATCTTCTTAAGGAACAATCCCTTACCTTCTAGAACTGGTTGCAAGCAAAGTATCTTGTTAGATGCAAGGTCAACTTCATCTAGTAATAGAACTGCACCTCTTTCAAGTGCTTCAATAACAGGACCATTGTGCCATACAGTAGCACCATCAACCAATCTGAATCCACCAATGAGATCATCCTCATCAGTTTCAATGGTAATGTTGACTCTGATCAACTCTCTACCTAGTTGAGCACATGCTTGCTCTACACCAAAGGTCTTACCATTACCTGATAGACCAGTAATAAATGTAGGATAGAACTGTTTAGATTTGATTATACTTTTTACATCATTAAATGGACCAAACTTTACAAAGGCATCATCTTGATCAGGAACTAAATTTTGTTGCACTGTTGGTTCTACAGCAGGAGCACTGAATGACTTCTCAATGTTCTCTACTGCCTTAGTGGTAACTTCAAGATTCCACTTGCCTCTACCAACTTTATATTGTTCTATCTTCTTAGTAACAGTTTGATAAGCAATGTCATTTGCAGCACAGAATCCACGCACGTCAGGAGCAGTGAACTCTTTACCATAATTGCTTCTCAACCCATCAACAATTTCTTTCTCAGTCATTTTAATTTCAAATAATGCCATGATGTGTTTGTTTCTATAATCATATTATAGAACAAAAAAGGGGTCTTTAAACCCCCCATGTACCAGTTTGTATACTGTCATATACCTTGATCTTTTTGTCTTTGTAAAAACTCCTTCATAGATGACTGCAATTGACCTTCATTTTCCTGTGGATCTAACTTATCATATCCTTTTATTTTTTTCCATTGCCCATACATCGCTTGCATCATCCATGATTGAGAAAGACTTTTAGGTCCATTCTCAAGCAATTCAAGATGCCTTTGGTTACTAGTGTAACTTTTATATTCTTCTCTCCAATTGGAGTCATCATATAGTTTTTTTGTCATTTTTCATAAGTAAAGGTCTTCTTTTTAATCTGAGTATCACCATCAGCAGAGGATCTACCTGGCCTCATTTTTCCTACAGTAGCTCTTTTATCCTTACCTAATCCACCTTTCCTAGTTGCTGATAGTGTACCAGTTTTTTTAGTTTGTGTCAATACTGCATCCTGTCCATACTTCTTACCTAACGCCTTTACTGCCTTCTTGAACTTTCTCTTTCCTTTTTTACCAGAGGTGACAACATGACTTCTTTCCTTAACCTTTTTCTCATCCTTAGTGCCAGGATTTTCAGTCCATCTTCCAGATACTTTGGTGGCTCCAGGTAGACCCTTACCCTTGATGTCTTTATCTAACTGTTTCGCTCTTGCCTTGTTCTCTTTCTTTGATTTGTCACCTCTTGATCCTGAGATGATTGCCATCCCACCCTTGTCTGATTTACTCTTAATTCTACTTAAACTGCTCTCATTCAATTGAGAGCAGAATTCTTGAAATGTTCTCATGCCACCAAAGAAACAAATTCTCCTAACACCTTTTTATTTAGCTTCTTAGTCTTTAATGACTTAACAAAAGCAGTCTTAATCTGTCCTTTTGTTGCACCTTCTTTAACTTCAAACTCAGTATCATCTGCAAGAGCACTGGAAGACAGACCAAAGTATGCATCATAACCACTGCTAGTGATAGTAAATGTTTTTAGTTTTCTCCAATCCTTCATACACTTTTCATAGTCAGCAGGACTATCACAATATCTTCTTAGGATATTGCTTCCCTCTCTTGGAGGAAGAACTCTAATACCTATGAAACTAGTAGAAGGAAACTTATCTTGTAAGTTATTGATAAGAGCATCAGAAAATTGCCACCAAGAGTAACCAAACTTATAAACTCTACCTAAAGATCTATCTCTTAAAAAACAATGACCAGGATTAATACCCCTCACTCCCATCTTCCATTGATCTGAATTGAAATAATCTTTATGTAAAGCGTGATAAGGGACAGAGTTTGCTTCACCATCAGTAAGTATGACACACTGCACCTTTTCTACATTATTGTCCTTCTGAAACTTAGGAAGAATCTTATGAAGACACATAAGCGATTCATTCAATGGAGTTCCTGATAAACATAATCTAGTAGGATAACTATATCTGCTGCCATAGTAGTTAGAAAATACACTAGCAATTCTCCATATATTCTTTAATTGATGTTCCAACTCATTAGTTCTTACATTACTAGTAAAGAGATTCATTAATGAGAAATCTTCTTCAACTTGTAAGTCATATTCTTGAGGTTCATATGCTAATGCATTATCTATTGGATTCCACTGACCAGTAGCATCTTGCTCTCTTCTCTTCCACTCATTACTAAAAGCGTACACATCAAATGGGATAGATACTTTCTTACAGAACCATATGAGATTGTAAAGTTGTTTGATAGTATCAAGCATTTCTCTGGACATAGAACCAGACCAATCAAGAATAAAGACTAGACCATGATTTTTACCATCAGGTAAGACTGTTACCTTCTTAAATAGATCCTCATTAAACTTATATGTATGAAGTCTAGCAGTATCCAACACACCAGTTCTACTGGTAGCAGCTCTGGAATAAGCACTAGCAGCTTTCTTACACTCAAACTCCTTTACAAGATAGGATACTTCTTTCTGAGCATCTCTTTTAAACTGATTATACTCTGCATCTACTTCTTCAAATAAATTTGACTTTATAGGCAATTTTGTATACTCATCAATATAGTCTTGCTGCTGTTTCCATGACCTATCAATCTCTTTATGAATATCTTCATTAGAAGCAATAATCTTATCTAAATCTAAATCAGGAACTTCAAGATAAACATTCTCAGTAGCATTCTCTCTTACCAAATCTTGAAGATGACTCTCTAATGACTCAGCAGTTTGAACTTCTGGTTCTTTCTGCTCTTCTGCTACTGGTGGAGTAGGTTGTGCATCAGGTGTCTCATCATCCACTTCTTGTCCATCCACTTCATCAGTCTTTAGATCTGATGAATTATTAGGTATATCCATCTCACCATCACCCTCTTCCTCATTCTTCTGTGTCTGTTGTTCTTGATTTACTTCATCTTTACAATACTCATATAAAATCTTTGCTGCTTCCTTTGCTTCCTTGAAAGTCTCACACTTACCAATCAATTCAACAATCCTAGTCTCATCATCTGTAAAATCAACATCAAGGAAAGAACCTACCTTATAATATAAATTAATCCTATCAGCAAGATTAAGACTATCAAGATCTTCATCATTTACCTCAAAGAAATCTTTTTCATGCAACTCATGATACCCTCTGTAAAAAGTCTTAGCGATACCAAGATACTTTCTTTTCATTAACTTTTCTATTCTTACATCTTCTACTACATTTAAAAACTGTGCAGGAACTTCCACACCCATCTCCTCATCAGGTGTAAAGAGTGCATGTCCTACTTCATGTCCAACCAACATATCATATACAGTGCTACTTGCTTTCTCCCATAGTGGTAGAAGCAACTCTCTTGTATGCACATTGAACTGTGCTGTAGGCACATTCTTATGCTCTACTACTAGATCCTCAGTAGCAAGCAGTTTTGCTAGTTGTGACTTGATTTCTTGCTGAACTGCCATGTAACTTTTCTTGTGATGTACCTATCATACTAAAAAACCCACCTTTTGGGTGGGTGAGTAGACGCTTTATCAACTGTCCACGCCTTTTCCTTGCTTGACGCAATGCCTGTGGTTTCAGTGTTCTCTTCTTTTCTTTCTTAGAATGATGTTGCCAGTTAGGAGTTCTCATAACTCTTGAGATGATCCACAATATTTATTGTAGGATACCATCCCATCTCAGTCAACTCTCTTGTGTCAGCACACAAACTGTCTGGTTCACCTGGCGTATCCTCCTTGATAGGTAGATCCTTATCCATTGCCTTTGCTATATCCATAACAGGAATAGACTCACCATATCCTATATCTAAATGTCCTGTAAATGAAGCAGGAATCAATGTAAGAATTGCTGTTGCTATGTCATGTACATGAATATAATCTCTTTTATGTTTGGTGATATATCTAGCAGTGTCCTCCTGCAGCATCCTATAAAGCATATCAGATCTACTTCCCTGCTCTGCCCATACATTAAAAAATCTCATACCCACACTATTAGGTGGTGC